AGTCAATCGTTTTATCCGCGCCTTGGTTCTTTTTCATCGTGACGGTCCAGCCATTCATAAGCAGAAGCCCCGGCACGACATAAAGAGGCTCAGTTGTCTGCGCCCCCGAAAAGATGACCTGCTGTATTACGCGTTGCGTACTGCTAGATCGGCATTTCTCATAAATCGTTAGCTGGTACTCCTCGGTGGAAGTCAGCGCGTTGAGATCAAGAAACACCTGAAAAATTCCGTCCGTCGTAATAGACGATTTCGTGGTCGATGCGCTGGGCAGATCGTATTCCGTCGTGCTAATGCTCGCGCTGCCCGAGTAGAGTTCGGTGATTGCCATCAGTCAGATTCCCAATACGTAATGTAAAGATAGCCAACAGTCCCATTGCCGCCGTTAGCTCCGCCCCCGCCGCCTCCGCCGCCTCCACCATAGCCCGTAGCGTTGCCACCGTTAACTCCACCGTTTCCACCAGAGCCACCGTAGCCCCACACGGAAAAGCCACCTACGCCGCCGCCGCCACGGCTAACTGTGGTCGTGGTGTTTCCTGTTCCCCATGCAGTTGCAGAAACTGTTGAGTTGGAGGAGATCATTGGAAAGTTAGGAACGGCTGTTGATGTTCCGCCGTTAGCTCCCGAAGTTGTTACTGTAGTGGAAGCTCCTCCCCCGCCTGTCCCTCTGACTGCGGGGTAAATAAAAGGATACGTTGAAAGTCGGGTTGCTGATCCCCCTACGGTGGGGGTTGCAGCCGATGTTCCTCCCGCCAGTGCTGGCGCTGCGTTTGATCCCGGTGCGTTTCCACCTACTGTGCCAGATGCCTGACCTTGACCATCCGTTCGCGTGGTTGTGTTAGCTCCGCCACCAAACAGTTTGAAGGTTGTGCCCTCGCCCCATGGAATAAAGTACAGTCCTGAGACAGTCGTATCTCCGCCATTGGTAGCACCCGTCGTAGGCGTGCCGCCAGTGCCACCTGCGCCGAGCGTAATTGTCAGAGATGCTCCGGGTGTCACAAATACCGGCGCATAAATCATCGACAGTCCGGGGCCACCCCCGCCCCCGCCGCCGGTAGAGGTCGCATTGTTTGTTCCGCCCGTACCGCCACTTCCGCCACCCACGCCAGAGATCATAAGCATGCGAACGCCTTCCGGAACAACCCACGTCCAAGGGCCTGCCCCAGAATTAACGACGATGCCGTCTTGCGTGACGCCGGTGCCGTCTTTGAACTCAACCACGTGCTGTTTTTGATTAGGACCACCAAGCATTAGTCAGCGCTCCAGTAAAAAATTCCAATATAGCCATCTGAACCGCTCCCCCCTGTTGCGCCACCTCCGCCTGCTCCACCGCCACCAGCGCCGTATCCCGTGGCATTGCTACCATTGGTCGCCGCGTTGCCACCATTACCGCCATACCCAATAATTGATGATCCCCCAAGTCCACCGCCACTACGAGAGACTGTGCCCGTAGTGTCCCCAGTGCTTGCTGTTGGAGTTTGTAAAAACATCGAATGAAGCCACGACGTTGCAGGGTTCAAACCCCCTGATGCGCCCGCAGTAGCCCCGTTTGTACTGACCCCGCCACAACTTGATCCACCGGCAGCTAAAACATATCCTCCGAGGGTCGGAGGAAAGTATGTTATTACGTTTGTGCTTCCGACAACTGGGGTAGCAGCATTGGCTGGAACTCCACCTGCAGCTCCTAAATTGTAACCAGAGGCAGCCCCGCTGCCCCCAGTAGCGTCTGCTGCAACCGCTCCGACGCCACCTTTAAGGTCAAGCGTAGTGGTGTTGTCGAAAGGTGATAACACAAGGTTTGTGATAGTGCTTGCGCCACCCGATACCGTAGCCGCTCCTTTAGCGCCCACCGTGACCGTAAGGTTTGCCCCGGGGGAAACAGCGCACTCCAGAAAAACAACCCCTGCCCCAGACGCCCCGCCACCACCGCCGCGCGCGCCGGGAGACGCAGTCCCTGAAGTTCCACCGCCGCCGCCTGCGCCAACTCCGGTGACGAAAATAGTAGCAACATCCTTCGGGACAACCCACGTCCACGGACCGTTGGTCGAGGTGCCATCCACCACGCCATCCAGCTTGACGCCTGTTCCCCGGATGAACTCAACGTAGTGCTGTCTAACTACAGGACCGCCAAGCATTAGTCAGCGCTCCAGTAAAAAATACCGATGTATCCATCCGAGCCGCTACCTCCTGTTGCGCCACCGCCGCCCGCACCGCCGCCCGCAGCGCCATACCCCGTGGCATTGCTACCATTGGTCGCCGCGTTGCCGCCGTTACCGCCATATCCGATGATTGAGGGGCCGCCGAGACCGCCGCCGCTACGCGACTGCGTGCCTGTTTGATCTCCCGTGCTTGCTGTTGGAGTTTGCATAAACCCTGAATGAAGCCACATAGTTGCTGGGTTAACCCCGCCGCTGTTCCCCGCAGTAGCGCCGTTGGTACTAGCGCCTCCGCAAGTAGCTCCGCTAGACCCAATAACATATCCCACGATGTTCGGAGGGATCTGAGGGAAATAGCCAAGACCGACGTTTACCGCAACGCCCGGAGTCGCGGCATTAGAGGGCGCAACGCCGCCTACCCCTATATTATAGCCCGCGAGTCCAACGCCTCCACCAGCGGCGGTGCCTGATACCCCTCCCGTACCGCCTTTAAGATCAAGCGTAGTGGTATTATCAAACGGAGAAAAAACAAGGTTTGTGATAGTGCTCCCGCCGCCCGCAGTGGCAGCAGCGCCTTTAGCGCCCACCGTAACCGTTAAACTCGCTCCCGGAAAAACGGCGCATTTAATATTCACAACGCCAACCCCAGAGCCACCTCCGCCACCTCCGCGAGAGCTTGGGGTAGCACTGGTGGAACTTCCGCCGCCACCACCCGCGCCAACGCCGGTGACAAAAATAACGGACACATCCTTCGGAACAACCCACGTCCACGGACCGTTGGTCGAGGTGCCGTCTACTACGCCGTCCAGCTTGACGCCTGTTCCCCGGATGAATTCTACGTAGTGCTGCCGGACTACAGGACCGCCAAGTGCCATATCAGTAACTCAGAATTTGATCAGCGTCAGCTTGGGTGATTAGCCCCTGCTGAACCATGTAATTCACGAGACGGACAGTATCTGGATCGTCTAAACGTACTTCCTCTGCCAATGCCAGCAGCTCATTCCCATCAATAATCACGGGGTCTTGGCTGGCGCGAATGGATATCCGCTGTTCGGGGGTAAACCGCCGCAGGAACTCAAGCCGCGTAATAGGTTGCGGAGGAAGAACAACGGGCGGCGGATGGCTGAAGTTGGTGCCGTCGTAAAGATCACCGGGGCCGTACTGACTCAATTCCGCAGTACGCTCGATGCAAATATGGTCGGGGTAGAACTGTTGAGCACGCGCAACGCTGTCTGCCGCGATGCAGTTATCGACCACCCCATCTTTGATAAGAAACACGTCCATTGCTTACACTCATTAAAAAGACGGGGTGGTAAGTAATCCTTCCGCTTGATCAGCCTCCAAGCAAGCGGACTGGCTCTTCACTACCCCGCTTCATTGCCGTTTACGCAATGCGGATGATTGCGTTGCTTGCATCTGCCGTCGGGAACACAATCGTGAAATCTCCCGCGGTAGACGATTTATCGCTGCCAAAATCCAGCACGACTACGGTCGGATTGGTGACCGAGATGGAAGTCGTGTTCGGGGTCGTGTTATAGATCAACGCGCCACGAGCCGTGATCGTTGCGGTGGTGAAAGTCTCATCCGCAAAATCAGTAAAGGCGGTCGTACCCGTTGACGTGGGATCCACGTTCGACAGCGTTCCGCCTCCTGCGGTGTAGCCGGTGCCAGACACCTCGTTGGTCGCCGTGTAAGCCGTCGTAGACGCGTCAAAAGTTGCCGAGTTGGTGTACAGGGCAATTTTGAAAGTGTCTCCCGTTGACGCATCAAAATCGTGTACCCCGAACAACAGTTCCTTCTTGAACGACGTACACATGAAATTTCCAGTAAAAGCCATTTCACAATCTCCTAATCAGTTCAGCAAGATCCTTGTGCCCTGCGTCCGTCAGCGCATTGTAAACCGTTGTTCGATCACTTTTGATAGCCTCCCGCATGTAAAATTCCAAAACTTTAACTAATCGGCCACGAAAAGCGCGCGCTTGTGCTTGAATTGCGGGAGGCGCAGTATCGCTGATAGAAATAACCTTCTGAGCACACCGTTCCGCCACTTCTTCAGGAGTAAAACCACGATTGGTTGTGGTTTTTACATCAACCTTGAACACCGGGTTTATGCTCAACTCGGATGCTGGAAAACTCATTGTTTCGGCCTCAAAACCATGCCTGTGCGATACTCATCTGTGACTTCTTTCGCTTCCCCGAACAGTTTGAGCCCGGTGATAGCTTCGACAAACCGTTTCTCATACTGCTGCATGAGATCAGGCTCTCCCTTCATGTAAATATAAGCTTCGAGCAAGCTGCCATACAACATGGAGATTTCTGCGTTTTCACTTAGCCACGTGGTGGCCCCCTCAGCCCCCGCCGTCAAGCTGGCGGGGCGGTAAAAGTAATGCAATTCGACCGCAAAAGAACTGCTGGGAGTTGGCCCTAAAATGAAGTTGTTTACGTCAAAAACCGCGTAAAACCGAGGATTTCCCGTCACCGAAGCGTTGGGATTGAACGCTTGTACGAAGTCGGCGTCCTTGAAATCAAGGAAATTCTGGACATTGGACCCGTCGGTGAACGAAAGAGAGAAGGGAGCCAAAAAATCAGTCGGACAAGACAGGTACTTGTTTGAAACAGACATGCTGCCGCTTACGTTCTTGCGAAACAAGCTGAGCTGCACGTTTTTGAGGATGCGTTCTTCCGCCTGCCGGATGAAAATCGGCAAATTGTTGACGAAAGACGTTTCGTTGTTCTCGGTATAGTCCTGTATCGCCTGTTTTAGCTGACTATAGGTAAAACTCATGGCATCACCCTGCTCTACCCACTTGTCCAAACCCTTGTGGGGGCAACAAATTAGGACTTTCTACCAAAGGCACCCCGACAAAAACCAGTAACGGTTCCACCCGGTCAGGGCGAGCGTCTTTTAAGGCTTCCGGATCATCTACCTTTCTAAACGGGCCTAGCTGGGGATGCTTGGGCTCAAATTCGTCCGGTCCCACCAGCATTCCCGTCCACTCGCGCTTCATGACGCGGTAGGGATATCGTTGCCCAGAGCGATCTGATATTGCCCAAGACTTCTTCCCAGACGCGAACTTACCCATCACCCTATCCGGTAAGAATCAAAGCTGGGGGACACTTGGAAAGACGCACGATCTCGATCTTCCGTGGCCGCCCGGTCAAATTCCTCTTCGTAAACGGCTTTCAGCAGCTCCACCCGGTTAGGTGCGCGCTTCAATGCCAAATAATACGCCAGTCCCGCCGCCAAACAGGGGTAAAATCGGAATGGAAGGTCCATTGTGTTGGTGTAAATGTCTGCGTCATCCATGCGCGTGAGCGCATCGTACACGATGACATCCGTAGAGTTCTGCGGCACCGGCCAAAGCTTCAGATTTGGCGTCAATTGCCTATCCAAAAAGAACTGGTTCGGTCTACTTTGCTGTGTCTTGTTCGGGATGGTGAGATAGTCGTCTCGACTCAGCCTCTCCATCGAGTAATCTACGCCATTTCTTCGGCAAATCACCGACAAAACGTCGATAACGTCCGCGCCCAGCAGGTATTCCCCGTCCGCTTGCGTTACCGTGAAAGACCGTTGCTTGATCGTCCACTGATTAAGGCCCCGATTTGCCCAGTCGGCAAGCAAAAGATTGAGCGAGCGCTTGGCTGTTTTCAGATCGTATCCGGTTCTGACTTCCAGACCACAGCGCTCGAATGCCTCCTCTACATATTCGGCGACATCTAGCTCAAAATCTTTGTTGCCGGAGGTAGTCATGCCTTCTTACCACGAGGTTTTGCGGTTTTTGCAGACTTTTTGAAATCGGCTGCCGTAGGAGCACCTTTTGCTCCGGGTTTACGCATTTTTTCTCCGGAGCCTTCCGCAATACGTTTCCGTTTTGCGTTAATGTTTGCGTACAGACCCCGTGCCATTATGCGTTCCGCACCTTACAGCCGCTTCCGGCCTTGCCGCCACGGCTCATCTTGTGGACTTCGCCGCCACAACGCATGCAACGAGCCACTTCTTTCTTACCGGACGCTTTACCTTTCTTCATGGTTATCCCCAAATCTTGTGAATGAGTGGAGTGACAAGGATCAAAACTACTATTCCCCAAATCCTAATGTCCATGCCCGCTAGGGTCTTGTGCTGTTCGGCCAGCTTTTCTTCTAGGCGCGAATAACGGAGGTTACATTCCGCTTCATGTTTTTCCAGTCGGGACAAAACATCTTCCACACGCATGCTACCCTCACCACGCCTTGCAGGACCAGTATCTTGCGCTGAACTTGTCAGACGCCGTATCACACGAATGTCTCGCTCTGAAGTTTTTGCGCCTGTCCGGTTGGTCTTTTTTGATGGACATATTGGGGTCTCCGAAACGGACGAGCTTGATTTCGGAGCCTTTTTTGGCCAAGACCGCGCTTTTTTTGGCGCTGTTTGGAGTCCTTTTTGGCTTGTTATACCCGGCAAAGGTTTCTCCCCGGTAAACTAATCGACCTGAAGGCGTTCTTTTTACGTCTTTCGTCGTAGCCATTATCGCTTACTTATAGAAGCTCGTGAGACTCGTGAGATTGTTGAACACGGCATAAATGCTCGTACCAAACCTGACGCCCTCGTCCGGTATGTTGAGCTGCCCCGTGCTGTTTGAATGAATATCGACCGTAAAAAGCGTGGGGCCTGCCGCGCCACCATCCTTAAACGCTACGGAACCGGTGCTTCCCGCCCCATGATAATGAATGGTGCATAGACGTGCTGGTCCAGAAGTAACGGCACCACTGGCCGTCAAATACGTCGCTTTGACATCTGATCCAGACATGACGGTTCCTATGTATAAAAGATAGTCATGGCCGTAATGTTTGTTGAAGTTGAGACAAAGATGTCTCTACCAAACAACACGCCTTCGTCTGGGATGTTCACCGAGTGGGAATCGGATTGCAAAAAATCTATGTCCACCGTAACCGCGCCCCCGTCCCCATCGGTTAAGGTGAGACGACCCGCACCGGCTCCCGTAAGAACCTGCAACTGGCGCAGTCGGGTGCGACCAACGTTGGCCGCTCCCGTCGTGGTAAGACGTTTTGCTTTTACGTCCGAGTTAGCCATTCAAACCTCTCCTTATGCGGCGGAGATGTTCGCGTTGGTGTCCACTCGCTTCCAGTTGGTGCCGTCAGAAAACGCCAAAATAGCGCTTCCCGCAGCGCCGTTTGAAACGTAAATGACCGCGCCTGCGCCCTCGGTCGCCGCCGAAGGAACACCTGCTACTGTATACGTGGGAACTTTGATCTCACCGACGAAACCGTTAGTAGAAATAACGGGGCCGGAAAAAGTGGTATTAGCCATTGGTCACCTCTTGCACAAGGTATTTGCTCTGCAGTCTGTGCAAAGTCAGGCGGGCTGGCGACCTGTCTGCAAAGCTAAATATGTAGCCCAGACCAAATAATAGCACGCACCCTGAAAAAAGAAAGGGGCCTCATAAGAGGCCCCTTTTGGAGATCCTAAAGAAGCTCTTTAGGAACTACCGATCAAGCACCCGGCGTGCCGAATACACAGCGCCAGTCCGAGACCCCGAAGCTATAACGCTCACGGGCCTTGAAGCGCATGTTACCGGTGTCAAAATCTCCTTCCATGCCGGTCTTGATCGGCGAACGGTTGAAGTATTTGAAACCATTCGGTGCGTCAGTCTTGATGAAGTACGCGTCCGTATCAGTGAGGAAGTGGTTTACCACAGCCCCTTGCGGAAGCATACCCATCGAACGCATGGCGTTCGTGTCGTTGTCTGCCGTGCCCGGACGCAGGTTCGAGTTAAGCACTCGCTCTGCGATGAACTGAAGCTCTTTCGGAATAATGAGCTTCATGCCGCGAACAGCAATCTTCAGACCACGCTCATCCGTCAGACCTGCGATGTCAATCAGCATCTGCTCCAGCGAGGTCTCGTTGAGATCCGCGGCGGTAGCCAGAAGGTTGGTCTGATTGCCAGTAAGGCTGGGATGCGCGTTCGAGCAAAGCGCGGCACCGTCGCCAATCGCATAGGCTCCCGTGCTGAACGCGTTGTTCAGAATGGAAGCTGCTTTGATTTGCTTGGTCTGCGCCATCGAACGAGCCAGCGCCTTCGTGTACCGAGAAGCCAGACGATCATAAAGATTGTCTTCGATAGCTTCTTCCGTGATAGAAAACGCCAGAGCGATGGTTTCGTGGGTGTAACGAGCGGTGTACGTCTCTTGAGCGTCGTCAAACGTGATGGCACCGCCTTCACTCTTGACCGGAGCTGTCGAGAAGCCCGCAAGCATTACTTCTTCTTCAAAGGCACGGTCCGAAGACTCCTCATCGAAGATTTCAGAATGCTCGTTCTCGTAACGGTTGTATTCAAGCCCGAACAAGGCATTTAGGCCGGGTTCAAGCTCCTTCGCTAGTTGCGCGCGAGAGATAGCCATGAGTTAACCCTCCTTAAATACCAGTGCTGGGCGCAGTGGTGTCAAACCGCCGCGATCCTGCGTTAAAGTGCGCGTTCAGGCGAACGATAAGCGGAATGCCCGCCGCCGTGAAGTCGTTGTTAGCAGCATCATCCATGATGCCAACAATGCGAAGCGGCAGAGTCGCCGTGGTAGCAACGGACGAAACACTCAACGCGGAGCTAGAAGCCCCCGTGTTGGTGCTGCCAGAACGTGCCGACGTGCCCAGCGATGCGTTTGCAAAAACGGTCGCCAGAGCCGTAGTACGGTTCGTCAGAGACGCATCAGAAGCAACTCGGAAGAGCTGGTTCGGATCATCTGCGACAAAGGCTTTTACGGGAAAGTTGGTGTTTACGCTGACAGAGCCGGAACCCGGCCAGTAGTTCAGCCACACCGTCTGCTTCCGTACGGAATCAACGTATTCTACGCCCATCAGGACACCCAGTGCTTGGGTGGTACCGCCCGCCGTATCACCAGCCTGATCAATGGTGCCCGCCGAAGTGGGAACCACAATGCTGTACTGGTAAATAGCGTTGGTATTGTTAGAAGCGATTTCGTACTGAGTTACCCCAGTCGTGTTTGCACCGCTACCAACGAGCCCGATAGGACGAAGACCATATGCAGTAGATGCGTTCGGCATAATAGTTCTCTCCTATTTAAGCAGCCCTAGTTGCGAGGACCGCCGAAGGTTACACGAGATTGACGATCAGCATTGCCAATCCTCATAGTTGAGTGTGCGTTCTCGCGCATCATGTCCGAATCAATTGCGTTCATCTGGTCTCTACTTCTTTGATTGAAGTATTGCGTGCGTTCAGCAACTGTTTCGTCAGGGATACGAGCGAGAAGCAAGCCGCCCACTCCAAACACACCTTCATATTTACCTGAATCAATAGTAGGCGCTTCAAAGTCGGGGTATTCGTCCTTACGGACCAGTTCCCAACCTTCACGCATCTTGGCGCTGACGTTCTTCCGATCATCAAATCCACGGGTTTCCGCACGGATCCAACGATGCTTAAAGCCGTCAGGGGCAGGCGGTGCATCCAGCATAGACGGGGGAGCCCAAGGCTTACGAATAGCCTGCTTCTCCCTAGTTTGGGTAGCGCGAGCAGTCCGATTGATGCCCGAACCACCGATTTGGTTTTCTTGTTCGCTCATCGATCAGTCCCTCACGTATTTCGCATATTCTTCAAGCGGCACTCCCAATTTCTTCGCAATTGCGACTTGGCTCGGGGAGAGTCGAACCTTTTTCCCACTGCGCCCAGATACGTTCCTTGATGCCCCAACAACCGTCTGAGCGGGTCGTCTGTTGGGAGCGCTACCAGAATTGCCAAATTTATCGGCAATTCGACGGTCAAGTTCAGTATAGTATTCATCACTTTGCGGGTCAAATCCTTCCGATTCGACCATCTTTTTATGAATACCAAACGCGGCATATGTC